AGGGCGCGCAGAGCAAGTCCAGCATGTTCGTCATGGGCGGCGGCTACGATCCGATCAACGGCCCCCGCAACGAGCGTCCACGCCCGCTGTACGGCAAGCGCATCTAACCGGAGCGCACCGCCGTGGCCTACTACCTGATCGAAGACTTCCGCTCCGGTCTGGACGTCCGGCGCTCGCCGTGGTCGTCGCCGGCCGGCACCTTGCAGGTGCTCAACGACGGGCACATCACGCGCGGCGGCGAGATCGAGAAGCGCAAGGCGTTCGTGGAGATGGGCACGTTCCCGGCCACGACGTTCGGCCTGGCCGCCGACAAGGACGGCCTGGTCACGTTCGGCTCGGCCGCATCGCCTGGCGTGCTTCCAAGCGGCATCACGTACCAGCGGCTCCAGTCGCCGAACGGCGCCGATATGACCGGCGTGGATGCAGTCACGTTGTTCACCGGTGACCTGTATGTCGTCGCGCGATACACCGACGGCGAGCAGTGGCACTTCTACGACGGCGACCTGGTGGAAGATTGGGGCGCTGGCGAAGTGCAGCCGTACATGGTCAACAACGCCGGCATCGCCGCGCACCTGGCGTCGCTCATCAATGCCCGCGGCGATTACAGCGCGTCGGTCATTGGCAATACCGTCCGCATTGAAGGTGCGCCAGGCGAAGATTTCACTGTCACCGCGGAACCATCGAACATCAACGGTGGCGTGAACGACCAGTCCCTGACGGTCAATATCATCCAGCAGCCGGTGACGCCTATCGCCGGCACGCCAGCGAACGGCGAATTCGCGGTCATTGGCGGTGCATCCGGTACGGGCAACCAGATCGACCATGTGCGCGTCTACAACGGTGGTTCGCACGTCGATTTGATTGGCAGCGCGATTCCGTTCGATCCGGCCGGGGCGAACTACACCGCGCTCAACGTGGTGTCGGCGATCAACAATCTGACCGGCACGCATGGCTATCGCGCGCTGTCCATCGTCAGTCGCGTGGTCATCTACTCGTCCGATGCCGCCGGTGGCAGCTCGAACGGCTTGGTGGTGCAGGCGCAGTCGTCCGGCGCGGTTGTGCTCGCCGACGGCAGCTTCCGCATCACCGGCGGCTCTTCTGGTGGCGGTGGCAACATCTCTTCGATCCTGGCGAACGGCGCCGAGATCCTGGGCGCGACCGTCAACTGGGGAGCCAGCAACACGGCGACGGCTGCCGCCATCGCGGCGCAGATCCGCGCTCACGCGTCCAGCCCGAAGTACACAGCGGTCGCCGACGGCGAGGCCGTGCGCATCGCGCCGGCGTTGGTGCGCTCGGATCAGCCAGCGACGATCACAATGACGATCACGACCGGCGGCGATCTCACAACGTCAGCGGCGCCGCCGCCGCCTGTCGTGACCGATCCCGATTGGGATAATCCGCCGCCGCCACGTCCGCCTGGAACTCACGAACCGTAATGGCTACCTCGACCTTCAACGTGAATCGGACCGCGCGCTCGCTTTCCGGCGGCGTGGGCGGCAACGTTGGCGCAGCGAAGGTCGTCGGTGTGACGGTGGCCGGCACTTTCGAGCCAGGCGACCGCTTCAACATCTTCGTGAAGGACTACAACTACGGCTTCGTCGCGAAGCCGGCCGGAGTCGTGCGCTCCGTGTTCACCTTCAAAAAGAAGGTCTACGCCGCGGCCGACACGTTGCTGGAGTTCAGCGGTGTCAACACGCCGCAGGACTGGGACCAGGACAACGCGGTCGGTGCCGGCTTCATCAACATGTCGAACGAGTTCTACGGCGCCGAGTCATTGGAAGCCGTGGCGAACTACGGCCAGTACCTGGCAATCTTCGCGCGTAACACGACGCAGATCTGGTACGTGGACCCGGACCCGACCGGCAACCGCCAGCAGCAGGTGCTCGCGAACATCGGCTGCGTCTCGCCGCGCTCGGTGGTGACCATCGGCGACATCGACGTCTTCTTCCTGTCCGACACCGGCGTTCGCTCGCTGCGCGCGCGCGACAGCTCCAACGCGGCGTTCGTGTCCGACATCGGCACGCCCATCGACCCGCTGGTGATCGCCGATCTGCGCGAGCTGACCGACGACGAGAAGCGCGATTCCTGCGCAGCCATCGCGCCGGAGGATGGCCGCTACACGCTGGCGCTCGGCAGCAAGCTCTACGTGTTCAGCTACTTCGCCGGCGCGAAGATCTCGGCTTGGTCGAACTATCTGCCGCCGTCGCCGGTGACCGACATCGCGATCTTCCAAGGCCGGCTGTGGGTCCGCTGCGAGAACGACAAGCTCTATCTGTACGGCGGCGCGGACAACAAGACCTACGACGAAACGCAGGTGGACGTGATCCTGCCGTTCCTGGACGGCCGCTCGCCGGCGACCGGCAAGGAGTTCAGCGGCATCGACCTGGGCATCGAGGGCGAGTGGATCGTGGACGCCTGCTTCGACCCGGCCAACCCGGACTTCTACGAGCGCATCTGTCAGATCGACCAGCCAACCTTCGCGATGGCGCGCATCCCCATGACCGCGCACAGCACGCACTTCAAGCTGCGGCTGCGGTCGGTCGGCGCTGGCTACGCGCGCCTTTCCAACATCGCGGTCCACTATGACGGCACAGATCCTGACAAGTCCTCCTGATCTACGGGACGTCCTGTACGTTGCGCACCACATGCGCGAATGGGATCGTCGCGAGATCTTCGCGACGCGCTGGGACGACGACCCGAACATCCTGGCGATGGACACGATGCGGTGGGGCAACCTGACGCGCGTCGCATGGAACGATGAGCGGCCGGTGGCGGTCATTGGTGCAATCGAGATGTGGCCGACGGTCTGGTCGGTCTGGATGTACGGGACGGACGAGTTCCCCAGCGTCGGATTGGGCATGACCCGTTTCGTCCGCAACACGCTCATTCCTGAGATAATTGGCCGCGGCGCCCGCCGCGGAGAGTGCAAATCCATCGAAGGCCACGACCAGGCCCACCGTTGGCTCGAAGCGCTAGGGGCAGTCCGTGAGGGTGAACCGCTACTGAACTACGGGAAGCGGGGCGAGACTTTCCACACCTACGTATGGAATCCAGACGATGTGCGGTGGCGGCGGCGGAGGCGGTGACAACGGGGCGGCGGAAGCTCGCCAGCGCGAACAGCAGCGCCAGGCGCGGCTGTCGCAGGGCATGTCGTCCATCAACCAGGCGTTCTCGGGTTTCACCGACGATTTCTACAATCAGCGGCAGCAGGCGTACACCGACTACGCCATGCCGCAGCTCAACCGGCAGTACGGCGACGCGCTGGACGACTTGACCTTCGCTCTGGCGCGCAGCGGCCTGCTGGAATCGTCCGTGGCCGCCCGCAAGCAGGGTGACCTGAACGAGCAGTTCCAGCTCCAGCGTCAGGGTGTCGTGGACGAAGGCGCGCGCTTGGCGAACCAGGCGCGGCAGGACATCGCCAGCGCGCGGTCGTCCGTCATCAACGACCTGTACGCGACCGAGAACCCGGCGGCAGCCGCAGCGGCGGCGCAGGCGCGCGCTCGCATCGCGACGCAGCAGCCGACCTTCAGCCCGCTGGGCATGTTGTTCCAGAACGTTACGTCCGGCCTGGCCGACTGGTCGGAGAACCGCGCGTACAGCGAGGGCTATAAGCGCGGCAGCCAGCCCGCCGGCGCCACCAGCCCGTCCGGCAGCGGTCGCGTCGTAGGGGGTCCGTAATGTGCAACCCCCTCGCCATCGGCGCCGTGCTAGCCATTGGCGGAACCGCCATGCAGATCCGCGCGCAGAACCAGCGCGAGGAAGAGATGAACAAGCTCCAGCGCCGGGAAACCGAGCGCCAGGACGACATCTACAAGCGCGCCAAGCCGGTCCTCGAAGAGAACCAGGCCGAGTACAGCCGCGGCAACATCGAGTCCGAGATGGCGGCGGCCGCCACGAAGCGCGCGGCCGAGTACGACGCGCAGAACACCAACGCGCCGCGTGCGAACGAGGCGCTGCCGGGCAGCACGCAAACCAGCAACGTCGTGGTGTTGGACGCATTCCGTCGCGCGCTGGACGACGCATCGGCTCGCGCCGGAGCCGCCGGCCAAGCCCGCGCGAAGCTGTCGTCCTTCGGTGACGCGCTCGGCGGCGCCAGTCGCGAGAACCAGGTGCGCACCGATCAGCTCGGCATGCTGGGCAGCTTCTCGACCGGCAGCGCGAACGTCCTGCCGTTCGAACTTCAGCATGCAGCCACGCGACAGCGCGGCTCCGCCACGGCAGGCAACATCATGACCGGCGTCGGCACGTCGATGATGGGCGCGGCCGGCAACGGCAACACCTGGTCCAGCGTCTTCGGGGGTGGCTGAGATGCCGCGTTACTACGTCAGTCCGATGGGCGACCCGACCATCGCCGGCGCCGTCAGCAATCTCGCGCAGGCGTTTACGGGCGGCGGCGCGCAGACACGCGCCCGCGGCGAGCTGGTGGGCACGCAGGTGCGCAAGACGCGCGCCGAAGCGGACGCGCGCGAGTACCAAAACCAGCAGATCAGCAAGCTCGCGGAAGTGTTCGCCGCGAACCCGGAGCTGGCCGCCATTCTCGGCGCCGGCCAGGGCAACGCGCAGCAGATGGCAGGCGCTATCGCCGCCGACCAGGAGCGACGCCTGCGCCAGCAGGCAGCCGAAGCCGCGGCGCGCGGCGATTACAACGCCGCGAACGCGCCGCTGTTCGGCGTTGCCAGTGGCCCGGTGGACGTGAATCAGATCCAGGGCGGCTACCAGCTCAATCCGGTGCAGGCCGGCGGGCCGATCCAGGCGACCAGCAAGACGCTGGCCGAGATCGTCACCGAGGGCGCGCGCGCTCAGGCACAGGAAGCCAACGCCGCGCAGAGCTACGCCAGCGCCGGTGCCGCGAACGCGCTGGCTGACATGCGTCGCGAGCAGACTGCCAACCCGGAGCGCTTCCGCGCGGCAGGGGGCCGCGGCGCCGGGCAGCCGCTCGACATCTCGCCGCAAGACACCGCGGCGCTGGACAAGCTGGTCGGCACGATGGCGCCGTCCGGCGCGCAGTTCCCCGACGACGTGCGCAATGAAGTGCTGACGCGCGCGGCGCAGATCTACCAGACCACGCGCAACGCGCAGCAGGCCGTGTCGCAGGCGATGGCCGAGATGACCGACGTCGCGCCGGCGGTGGACGTGCCTTGGTACAACATCTTCTCCAGCGATCAGCCGGCGAAGGTGTCGCGCAAGGCCGCTCCCGCAGCGCCGGCCGCCGCCGCTCCGCAGCAGGCGCAGGCCGCGCCGCAGGAAACGCGCCAGCTCGGCGGCAAGACCTACGTCAAGATCAACGGTCAGTGGTTTGAACAGTGAAGCCCGTCACCGATCCTTCCCTGCTGGCGCAACTCAACTCGTCGGCGCCGGCAGGACTGAAGCCGGTGTCGGACCCGGCCGTGCTCGACGCGCTGGAGAATCAGTCGCGCGAAGCTGACGCGCAGATCGCCGCCATCGAGCAGGACGCCGGACGCACGCTGTCTGAAGCCGAGCGCGCACAGATCCGCACGGGCGACTTCAACATCGCGGCCGCTCCGCCGCCGGCAACTATCGGGCCGGTGGCGGAGATGCGCGCCGCGCCAGAGCCGACGCTGCTGGGCAGCCTGGCCGACGCCTTTCAGACGTTGATCGGCAACCGTGAAGGCTCGTTCGAACGGCCGCGCATCGCACGCTTCGAAGACGCCGCCGGGCAGGTCGTGGACGCCTTCACACCGGACGCTTTCCAACGCGGCGTCCGCCGCGGCGAACAGGGTTTCCTGGCTGCGACCGGCGGCATGATGCCGCCGTCGGCGCTCGGCCCCGAGGCTGACCGTGCGGCGACCGCCGCACGCATCGCGACGCTGGAGCGCGAGGCGCAGCGCTATCCGCAAGATCCCGCGCGCCAGGAAGCGCTCGGCCGCATCGCGAAGGCGCCGGACTTCAGCACTGCGGCCGGCGAGGCGATCACCAACCCCGGCGCCGTGATGGACGTCGTGCTCGAATCGCTCGGCGTCGCCGGCCCGCAGCTTGCGCTGACCGCGGCCGGCGGCTTCGCCGGCCCGGCCGGCACCGCCGCGACGTCCGGCACCGGCTCGTTCGTGACCGAATACGGCCAGACCATCCTGCAATCGGTGCAGGAAGCGGCCGGCGGCAACCTGCAAGACGTCGGCGCCGTCTCGCGCGCGCTCGGCAACCAAGAGCTGATGGCGAAGGCGCGCGAGAGTGCGGTGAACCGCGGCGTGCCCATCGCGATCTTCGACGCGGTGACCGCCGGCGTCGCAGGCCAGCTCATCCGCCGCGCGCGCGGGCTGCGCCAGGGCGCGGCGGCCGTGGCGGGTGAGACTGGCGTCCAGGCGGCCGGCGGCATGGCCGGCGAGGCGACGGCGCAGCTCGCTGACAAGGGCGAGGTCACGTCGCCCGGCGAAGTGCTGCTGGAAGGCATCGCGGAGATCCCGACCGCTGCCATCGAAGTGCCTGGCAACCTCATGCAAGCGCGTGCCGCTGGCATGCGTCCGGTCACCGACCCGAAGGTGCTGGCCGAGCTGGAAGGCGCGCAGGACGCGCCGCAGAGCAACGCCATCCAACCGACGCCGGCGCCGGAGCCGCAGCCGGCACCGCAACCAGTTCCTACCGCGGCCCCGGCGCCGTCGCAGCCTCCAAGCCCGAACACCGCACCGCCGGCGGGCACTCAGGTCCAAACGACGGCGCCGGCCGCGACCACTCCCGCCCCTGCCCAGCAGCCTTCCCCGGCAGCGCCGGCGGAGCCACAGCAGCAGGCGCCTGCACCGACCGCGCAGCGCCAGGCCGTCAGCACGTCGGCCGGTCGCAAGATCGACACCGAGTTCCAGGTGGTGGATCTGTCGCAGCTCCAGCAGGCGGCCGGCGACTTGC